ACTTTGGCTTGTGAATTTAAAGCCTTCAATGTCCATTCCTTCCCTTTGTAATTGCTCCACTACGGGATCGCCTACTCCTGTCGCATCAATAATCATTTGTGCTTTAGGCAAGTTTCTAATTTTATTTTGAGTACTTGCCCAATCAGACTGAAACCTATCGAAATAAGCTACGTTACCAGCGTTATCCAATCCGATTATTACTGTCCAGTCATTATACTTTGCCAAGTCAATTCCGTAGCATTTAACAGGATTTAAAGACATACTCGAAACGCACTTAGCAATAGCTTGACTACCAAATGGATTCGCAGAGTTCTCAGCTGGATTAGCCATATACTCTTGTTCGAATACTACGCTTGGAAGTTCTGCTCTCGCTGCATCAATTTCAGCATCTAAAATATGTGGATTGTCGTAGCTTGTGTATTTAAAGCTTTCCCATTCAGCATCTCCTTCTAAGCCTTTAAGATAAAGCGAATAGAAGAAATTCTTTCCTTTAGGAGTTGAAAGAAATATGGCTTTTCCTTGATAGTCGGTAAGCGTTGGACGAATTGAATTCTGCCATCCGTCTTCTAAATTTGGAATAAATGAAGCCTCGTCAATAATTGCATAGTGAAACTTTAAACCACGAAGATTATCAAGTCTTTCTCCTGTAAAGAATCTGATTGTGCCTCCGCTGATTAGCTTAAATGTTAAGTCTGATCGGTTTGCACTTGCGACACTATTTGGAAGCAATCTTGCAAGCTCATCAAAGAATACCTTAGCAAGTTGATACGTTGGAGTAATATACGCAACTCGTCCGCCTTTCATCGCTTCGATGCAAGTAATAACCTGGCAGATAAGAGATTTCCCCCATCGTCTCCCAGACATTAACACCTTAAATCTTGCCTTAGAGTTTAGAACTTTGGCTTGATTCTTATGCGGTTTCGGAAGAGTTATTTTCGTCTGCAAAGCTTATGATTACTTCTTGTTTTTCTTCGTTCTTTGCTCTATCTGTCCAGCCTAAAAGATTCTTAGCATAGAAGATACCTTTGCCTTCGTTAGCTACTACATCGGCAGCTAATGCTCTAAACATTTCATCTATCTCCTTAACTGCTTCGTGGCAAGGATGCTCAGAGTTCTTCATAATGTTGTAATACCATTGACGATTATAGAACTCAAAGTTCTGCCTTGGTAGCCAAATTAAAAGAAAGTAGTTAATTGTCGGTAAGTGCCTCTCTCGTATTTCCTTAACTCCAGAAGCAGTAGCTACTTCCTTCGTATTATTTAGGCAATAGTCAATGTAAGCATTTGCCCACTCCATTAATCTTTCAACATCAATATTTTTTACTGGTCTTGCCATTATTTTTTAAATAGTAAACTCCATTCAGTTGGAACTGATAATTTATGATATAAAGAATATCCATATTCAGCAAAGAAAGCTATCCATTCTTCTTCTGATTTTATGTTAATATGCCCCCACCAAGCATCGAATTCTTCTGTAGTATGGTAAGGAGTTGAGCTAAAATAGAAATACTCTGCCTCAATGCTTTCCAAATATTCGTTTATTTGCTCGTCTGTAAGATGCTCAAAAACCTCAATGCTTACAATCAGCTGGCAATGGTTAGGATAGTTGTTTAAATCGTGTAATTCAATGCCTCTTGACTTTGAAAATTTGCGATGGTAAGCATTTGGCTCAATGCCATAGTAATCGCATCCTTTATGGATTAAACACTCGCCAAGCGTACCCATTCCCGATCCTATCTCAATTACATTTCTAGCATAGTTCTTAATAATATTAGCTACTCCATCCATAAGCATAAAGTAATCTGGATTCTCTGGAGTGACTCCTATGCTTACTTCATAGTCAAAGAACTCTTTCTCAGTTGCTGGCATTATCTATTTGTTCAAGTTTACGAATTGCCCATTCAATTCCTTCTGTACCTCCCCAAGCATCCCACATTAAGCCTCCGCATCCTTCGCCATAAGCAACATCCTTATTCTGCTGATGTCTTTTAAACGAAGCCATTCTTGCAATCGTATCTCTTGAGATTGGCTCTTTGTTCGCTAATTGATTTGCTCTTGCTTTACCAATTGCCGTTCCACAACTTCCCCAACCATTTTCGTCTGCCCATTTCAAAGCTCGCTTGGCATTGTTTACCGCAGCTTCTGGATAGTCAGAATAGCTTTCAGCAAACTCCCCACTCGCAAGAATTGCTTGCCAGACTTCAGTCGCTTTTTCTTGTGTATCATAAATACAAGCTCCATTCCCTATTCTGTATTTTCCGTTAGACTCACATTTAATTACTGGCATCGCTTATTAGTTTATTATAAATAGCATAACGAAGCTCGTTAATTTTAAATATATCGTAATGCTCTCTAACATATTCGCCATTCGCTTGACCGTAATCTTCTCGCATTTGCTTACTAAATGCCATTCGCTTAATATCTCGTTCCCAATTCTCTACTTTAAAGATAGTAGGAATGTCTGCATATGGATCACGATTATAAGCCAAGATAGGAATCCGCTTTGCTCCAGCTTCTAAAGCCTTTAGGTTTGACTTCATCCGATTAAATTTATTATCAAGCAAAGGAGTTACTAACATATCCGCCTCTGCATAGAAATTCATATACAAGTCAACAGGCAAGCTCTCAAGTATTTTATATTCGAGCTTCTCGTTTGCCGTAAAGATATTAGCCATTTTTTCCCAATGCCATTTATTAAACTCATTCCAACCGCATAGAAGCATCCGACAAGATTCGCTGAAGCTTTTAGACTTAGCAAGCTCAAGCATTGGATTCTTTAACTGCTGAATGTCTGGATAATGGGTAATACTTCCAGTATGTACTATTGTTATTTTATCGTGCTGAATCTTAACATCCGTGAACTGATCCTTGTCAAATGGCAAAGCATTCGGAATAATCTCGCAATTCTTATTAATCTTTATAATCTCTGCCCATAGTCTCGAATTAGTACAAGTAACTAAGTCAGCGTGTTTAATATTAGACTTGATGATATGCGGAACTCTATTCTTAGCGTAATTCTCATACGACAAATGCTTGGTAAATAGTTCCCAGTAATCGTCAATATCTACGACTAATTTAAAGCCGTATTTCTTTTTGAGCTGAAGTATTTCTATTAAGCTTAAAGCCTCGCAGAAACGATTTATAACAAATACATTTATTTGCTTATCTCGGATTATCTCTTCGCTTGGCGAGTCGGTAATCATACAGTAATCCTTGCGCATCGTTGACAATGGCAAAGCTAATCTGTGATAGGTTACTCCCGAATGCCTACTTCCGCTTGCGAGTATTCTTAACTGGTTTGTCATTTGGTTGGGTTGTTGTTTGGTTTTCTTGTTCTCTTTTCTTTGCCCATAAGACTCCTTCGTAATGCGCAGATAATCGCTTGAGCATATCATATACGCAAGCTCCGCACCAAGCATTCAATACGAATTGAGCATCTAAGTTACGCTGATATATCCGAGTGTATTCGTCTAATACTGGAAAGTCAATATGGCGAGAGAATCCAAGCTTTACGGATTCGAAATTAATAATATGCTCCTGGCAAAAATCTAATTCTTCTTGTGTCATAATCTTAAAAGTAGTCTGTAACTGATTGCGCCTAATACTCCAGCTCCAAATAAAGTAACCACGATGCTTGAAATAAAACTTGGCAAAATGATAAGTAACAATGCGCTCCAAACTGATAAACAAGGAACACAATTAAATGGCTTAAAATTAAGCTTAAATGATTGATGCAGATTTGTCATATTGAAAAATACTGCAAATAGTACCGATGCTAATATAATCATTGGCGTAGTTTTTCTTTAATTATTTTGATTGTCTTTACAACTGATTGGTAAGGTATCTGAGTTCTTCTGCTTACCTCTGTTTGGTTAAAGTTCAAGTCCATATAGGTATCAAGCATTCTGTCCTCATACCAACTTAATCCTTTTCTTCCTTGCTCTATTTTATTAAATAGCATTTCTTTCTCGTTTGCAGAATTATCGTTCTCCTCTGTCAAATTATCAAAGCCTTCTAACGATTCAAATTTGGCTCTGAAGTTCTTGTAGAATGGTTGATTCATTCCAGTAGATCGTATCATATTAAGCATAGTTCTGACTAACCAAAACTTTAAACCAGGAATACCATTGCATTCATAAATTGCCCAAAACTTTTCATCTGTAATTGAGCATAAAGATATAAACATTTCTTGCTTTAAGTCAGCTCTTATCTCAGCTGGTTGCATCTTGTTCAAAGCGGAGGCGAGTTCTTTGCTTTGATAAAGCTCAGTAATTAGCTCGCTTCTTGTTTTGCATTTCATAGCTTTTTCTTTTCTTGAAAGATAAGGTAAGTCATATAAGCGATAAAAGCTACCTCGATTATTCCAACAAAGATAGCTTCAATAATTAAATTATTTTCCATTGTCTTGTTGTTTAAGGTTGGAGTTCATAAGATTTTTTATTCTTCTTCTATAAGCATCTTTCCTCATAGACTTCTCTTCTTGTTTTGTAAATGGATGATTACTCCAAAAGTTACCACATGATGAAACATACATTCCTTCAAACTCTTGTATGTCTGAACCATCTCCACTTCTTCCCGTATATAGTTTCATTTGTCTTGTTGTTTAGGTTGACGTAGCTTTAGCATATCTTCTGAATAAATAAGGCTTAATGCGTATTTATATGCCTCTAATTCCTTTTCTAGTTCTACCTTAGCTTTCTTATAT